GAGAAAGATTCTAATTATATAACCACTAGCATACCAATAATGACATTTGAAAGCGAGCAACTAGGAGATCTTATCTTTGGAGAGCCCTATGTGTTCGAACAGGCCGGCCTTGCCAAAAACACGGGCGACATTGGAGATCCTCACAGCCTTCGTAGTCATTATAGCGCATTCTTAAACTCACCTGATTACCCCAAGTTTGAATACTTCTTTTCAAAGATCATAAACAAGGACTCGGCATTTGTAGCGCTATTGATGAACAACTTCTGCCAAACAGAGCTTAAGTTCTCCACTGGAATGGAAGATTTGTTTTCTGATACTATAGTGGGCGCCGCCGGATTATTTATGACCACTCTAGAAATAGGCGCCAGAGAATCTGGNATTGCTCCCGATCGGGCAGTTGGTCTTCCGGGTGTTCAAGAACCCGCAGGCGGCTCGCCGTCATATATTAATGTACGCAGCTTCATTCTAAAAGCATTGCGTGAAATGCCTCTCCATGTTCTGAAGGCTGTGTGCGAAATGCTGGATCCCCACGCGATCATAACAAAGATAATCAAAGATATCTCAGGACAAGTCATTAATCAATCTATTGATGCTATGGAGATGGGTATCACTATAGCAGAAGAGACTGCACCGCAACCCATAGCCACCATTCTTAAGGCGCTGGAGGTAAATCCCGAGGCCTTCGTACAGCTAGCNTTTTGTGAGCTAAATAAGGCCATGCGGCCACACTCAGATGACAATATGCCGGATCAATGCCTTGAGTTTGGCGACATGTCTTTCTCGGATCCATTTAATGAGATAAGCCCCTTTCCCACTTTTACTTTGAAGGGGATTAACCTTGCTGGCACAATTCCTGGTATATTTATGGCGCCGCCCGGACCATTCGGAATCGCATATCTCATAATTCGGGCGATTCTTGAGTCAATCAACCTAGAACCCCCCGCTAGACCAGGAGCGCCAGAGAATTCTTCTTGTTAATAATAGAACAAAGCAAATAGAATTCTATTTATTCTAGAAAAAGGAGTATGATTATATATGCCTANCNACAATGAAGGTTTATCGGTGGCTCTTCCTTTNACAATCGATCCNACTTTTGGGCCTTATGGTTTAAACACAACATACGAGGATTTAGCCATACAAAATCTTAAAATGCTTTTACTTACAAATCCTGGCGAAAGAATAATGCATCCAAATTTTGGGGTTGGGCTGCGATCTTATTTATTCGAACAAAACTCGCCTCTTACTTTTGGCGACATCGAAAAAGATATTAAAAAGCAGTCTGCGAAGTACCTCCCGTATATAGGAGTAGATCGAATCCATTTTTCTACTTCTGAGGCTTCTGGCGATATGGATCCCAACTTCATGGGAATAACAGTCTTTTTTACGATTTTGCCCCTTCAAGTATCGACATTTTTGCAAATAAGTACTAATGAAGGCTAGTTAAATATGTTAATTGGAAATTCAATAAATGCCTAAAAAATTACAGCCCATTAAATATACTAGTCGTGACTTTGATAGCATTCGTAGAGATTTAGAAAGCTACGCAAAAAGATATTATCCCAATACTTATAAAGATTTTAATGAGGCCAGCTTTGGCTCTCTAATGCTCGATACTGTCGCATATATGGGTGACATATTATCTTTTTATTTGGATTACCAAACAAACGAGAGCTTTTTAGATAGCGCCATAGAATATAATAATGTAATTCGCTTGGCGCGCCAAATGGGATTCAAGCTTAGTAGCAGTCCATCTTCATATGGCGTCCTTACTTTTTATATAGAGATCCCGGCAACGTCCGGGGGCGGAGGAACGCCTGACGCTTCTTATGCTCCGGTTTTGAAGGCTGGTTCTCAGTTTTCTTCAACAGGCGGTGGTACTTATACTTTATTGGAAGATGTTGATTTTTCGAGGCCGTCTAACTTGGTAACTGCCGGCGTAGTTAATAGCTCTACTGGACAACCAACAAGCTATGTTGTTCGTGCCCAAGGTCGAATAGTATCTGGTCGAATGAACGTTGAAACAAGAACCATAGGTGAGTTTCAAAGATTTTTGCGAATTATTTTAGCAACCAACACGGTAGCCGAAGTATTATCTGTAACAGATTCGGAAGGGCACGTTTATTATGAGGTTGATAATCTTTCACAAAACATAATTTACAAAGCTATCCAAAACAACAATGACGATAGAGGTTTAACACCATCTATTTTAAAGGCCGTCCCTGTGGCGCGCCGGTTTGTTTTAGAATATAGTGGAGAAGAAGTTTTCTTGCAGTTTGGATATGGCTCGGATTCGGAGTTACTTTCTGAATCAGTGATTAACCCGTCTGATGTTATTATGGATTTGTATGGAAGAAACTATATAACGGATAGAGAATTTGATCCTACTAAATTAATCAGTACCGATAAATTTGGAATTGCTCCCGCTAATACTACTTTGACGATTGCTTATCGGATAAATACCACGAGAGATGTCAATGCCGCTGTCGATACTATTACCGAAATTGGTACTACAAATTTTAAGTTTAAAAATGCCGGCGCCCTGGACACATCAACTCGCGGTACCGTAAGAAATTCTTTGGAGCTCATTAATGAAAGTCCGGTAGTAGGAGATATATCATTACCCTCCTCGGATGAAATCCGCCAACGCGTAATATCATATTTTGCAACACAGCATCGGGCAGTTACGTTAGAAGATTATCAGGCAATGGTTTATTCGATGCCTGCCAAATTTGGTTCCATTAAACGTTGTAGCATATCGCGTGATTTTAGCGAGTTTAAACGTAATTTGAATTTATACATAGTTTCTGAAGATCCCGAAACAACTAGGTTAACATTGGCAAACGCTACGCTTAAAAACAATTTAAAAACCTGGATGGCGCAATACAAAATGATCAACGACACAATAGACATTTTTAATGCAAGAATAGTAAATTTTGGTGTGGAGTATATTATAGTAACAGATTATGAAACAAATCGTTATACTGCTTTAAATAAAGCCACCGCCGCATTAAGAAGCTTGTTTAGTGAGCCGAAAGACATTGGAGAGCCGATTTATATAACAGATATTTATAAAAAACTCCAAGAAGTACCAGGCATAGTTGATGTGATGTCGGTTGAAATTGGGGGAAAATCAGGAGGGATATATTCTTCCATGGCATACAATTTTGATGATGCCATGTCCGCCGATGGCCGCCAGATTAGTGCCGNTCGAGACGTTGTTTTTGAGTTAAAATACCCAAATACAGATATTAAAGGATCCGTTAGATAATGGCCATTAGAAGATATGTTGCTGATGCAGACAATACTATAACGAATGCATTTGAGTCTGATCTAACTACCCGCGGCACGGGCTCTAATATGGGCGCGGCCGACAGCCTAGAGGTCTTTTCTATATATGGCCAGTCCTCGGCCTCTTCTGGGCTAACCAGCGAACTCTCGCGAATGCTAGTCAAGTTTCCAGTAAACAACATTATAGTAGACCGGGCAGCATCAACTATTCCGGCTAGCGGATCTGTTAGNTTTTATCTTAAAATGTATAACGCTGAGCACCCATTTACATTAGCTCGCGACTTTAAGCTGCTTGTATCTCCAGTATCTTCTTCGTGGGAAGAGGGTCACGGTCTCGATATGGAAGAATATAAAGACATTACATATGATAGTACGGGATCTAACTGGATTAATGCCAGCGGTTCTTCGTCGCTTGGAATCGGCACCTGGGCAACTGCGGGCGGCGATTATTTAACCGCGCAGCGCAACTTGCTAACGGCCTCATTTCCGTCCGGCTGGGAAGACTTGGAGCTTGATATATCTGCTATTGTTGAAGATTGGATTATAGGATCTTCTGGTGGCAAGTATGAAAACTATGGGCTAGGAATTCGGCTGACCTCTAGCCAAGAGACGTCCGGACAGCCTTATTATACAAAAAAGTTTTTTGCTCGCACAACAGAGTTTTTCTTTAAGCGGCCAGTAATAGAAGCTCGTTGGGATTCGCGAACCAAAGATGATCGTGGTAACTTTTATTATAGCAGTTCATTAGCGCCGGGCNCCGAGAATCTCAATACTTTATATTTTTATAATTATGTTCGTGGNCGACTGGTGAATGTGCCAGGCGTTGGAGCCGGAAGAATCCTGGTTTCTTTGTATTCTGGATCGTCGTCACCCGCGGGCTCAAAATTAACTTTGTATAATAGTAAAACTAATATTACTGGCGGCTACGTAAGTACGGGTATTTATTCAGCTTCTGTGGGCATAACGGCCTCATCACCGCCTTTAACAAGACTTTTTGATGTCTGGCACAGCGGCTCGACTCAATATGTTACTAGTTCGTTGGCGCCTTTGATTTTGACTGCTTATAATCATGCACCAACTTTTGAATATGTTACGGCAATTACAAATTTGAAATCAGAATATTCCCGCCAAGAGGATGCCCGATTAAGACTTTTTGTGAGAGAAAAAGATTGGAATCCTAACATCTATAGCGTTGCAACCAGCACGGTACCAAATAAAACAATTGTGAGTGCATCATATAAGATAGCAAGGATGACAGATGATTTAGATGTAATANCATACGGAACGGGTAGTGATAAACACACTTATTTGTCTTATGATATATCGGGCAATTATTTTGATCTAGATGTGAACTTGCTAGAGGCAGGTTATGCATATGGTGTTAAGTTTAGTTATTACAACCACTCGATCAAGTCTTGGGTCGAGCAGCCGGAGACATTTAAATTTAGAGTAGAAGA